GAGCTCTATCGCTCTCTTGGCTATTATCCCACCGCTGAAACCGTCCGCCGCCAGAGACCATGCAAAATACGCCAATCTATATATGGCATAACTGGCGTCGGGGTGCATCATGTCTCATTTCTAAAAGGGACACACCTCGACCAAATCAAACATGGTCTTATTGGGTGCCGTGACAGGCAACATGGTCACATAGCGGGTTGGCAAACAGAAGACCAATATTCAGATCAATGGGTTTTTATCTGCCCATGTTGTGGTGAACTGTTAGCTGCTGGCCCTGTCCTCCGTGACGAATTCGCCTGCACCTGTGGCTACGCACCTTACACACTCGGAAGGTTGGCGTGGGATGTTATCGTGGTCAGGAGGTATGGAGATTACCCCCCCAGGCATGAGCCCCATGAGGCTGGGGGCATCACACACCGTGACATACATGCGGATGTGACTGCCCGCCGTATCGGGATGGGAGCTGAGCTCGCCGTGATGCTTTCGTGGTGGTTGGACGTGCACTCCAAACCCCATAGACAACATCCTTCTTACTGGCGAGATGGACCTACCACCCCATACATTCCTCAAGGCGCTTATGCCTGCCCGTACTGTTTTACTGAGACGCACGGGGTCTCAGGTGGGCCTACTGCGGGGCCCGAGTTCTGTGGCTGTGGGTATCGATTCCACGTAACTGTCGATACCTACCCTGCCGATCTCATAGTGATCGCACGTGGTGCGCGATGGACCTGCACCCGAGAGAAACGACGCTCCTCTCGTGTGACAGGGAAACCATTTGATCTCACTGCGCGGCGATTGGCGTCCATTCCTTTAATTTGTGGTACCACGATCGATCGTTCAAAAACGGCCTATTCAGAGCCTCCTGAACTTCGATATCAACACAACCCTGACGGGACCACGACATATGCCGACGACACAATGTACAGGCATAACCTCACAGAGAATGGATGTCGAGACCCGCGTTTTGACACGTTGCACAGCACGGCTCCGGTCTTGGAGTCGGTCGCTCGTTCTGGCGACACCACGGCGGTGGATCTAATAACCCGCAACGCATGGGAGACCGCGTGCAGTTACATGGACAAGTTGGCCGAAGTGTGCATCACAAAGGTAAACTGGCTTGTTACTGCTGTAGCGATCTTCGACGGGACGGGCGTTGGGGGCATGCCCCCAAGCGCGTATCATCCTTCATTCTCGCACGGTGTAATTTTCACCAGGGCCGTTACTCCTGGGGCTAGACCAGCCCAGGGGTGGTGGATCTGTGTGTGCTCTATACCGGCGAGCCATGACCGTCTCCTTGCGTCACTCCGTTGCGCAGCATCGTTTGGTGGTACGGGTGTGCTCACCTCGTTTATCATCAATTATGCTAAGTCCAACTGCGATTTGACGCACTTAAAGCATGCCATTGAAGGTGGTGTGCCGCATATGTCTTTATGTGATCAGTTCCTGCCCACGAACAATGGGGGTCAACTAACCACAGGAGGGATCTTTGCGGCAGATCGCGAGAAAGTCGGCCGTGCCCTCGAAGCCTATGGGTGTGTCTATGGCTTCGATGAATTGATCTATTACACCCGTGCTCCTACGTGCCTCGTAACACCCCTCCAGGGTGATAGCGTGGCGCCTATGAAGCGAAACACAGCATGGTACGGTGTGAATTGGGTGCGCGCATGGGTGAGTGGGGCTAAAGTGGAGTTTAGACTTCACTACCTCCCCGTTTGCACACGTGCTACAATTCTCGCCACCAACCGGCTTACCAACTTCGTCAGTCCCAGAGTCGGGCCCACACAAGTGCTAGCCAGTTCGCCATGGGTTTCCCTAGAGGAGGCCACAAGGCGAGCGGTAAGCGCGTGTGAGTCGGCAGGAATCCCATTAATACAATGGGAACACCCTGTCACGCACCCCCGAATTGGGAGGCGCGCTGAAAGCTACGGGGCTGATGATGTTGATGGATGGTGGGATGGGCCTTTGTCTATGTGGCGAGCCAGTGATGATGCATGGGGTCTACGGCCGCGCGCCGCCCCTTCATGTACACAACGACTTTCGCCAGCATTGTGGCAAGACATCAAGGATGGCTGCCCGGGCGCAAACCCGGACTTAGTTTCCTTTTTGGAGGCATTAATTGATGAAATGGGTCGAGCAATCACCCTAAAATTCAATAGTGCCATGCCAATTTGTGTTGCCTCCGTGTGGAGTCAAGAGATGGCACGCGAGTTCATGACTAAGCGACCTCTCTTCTCCCAATGGATTTTTTTGACCGAGACCCCGTTCCCTGCAAATGCCAGCAGTCTTGTTTATGGACTGCCGACAACAATGGGAACCGGGTTCTTGTTCCAACTGGCCAGACTGCTGCCTATGGCAGCAAGTCTCCCGTCAGAATACCGGCTGACTGTGATCAATGACCTAGAGACTGACCGCTACCCTCGTCAATTACGATATGATGTGGGGGCGGCTGCGCTAGAGTATGTTGAGATAGTGTTTCCTGGGATGGGTTTGTACTCCCCATGCCCCTTTCAAGATGTGGTCGCCAGAGGGGGCGCGCTTACGACTAAGCGAGCATCACTTTGCCGAGCAATTGCGAAATGGGGGTGGGTTTATGGCATTGATGAGGTGTGGTGTGGTTCACACCATTTCCCCACAATTGCCGTGGTGGAGGAGTCTGGTGGGCCAGCCCGCCATGATTTCTCCAACCCTGAACCTGCCGTAGTCCTAGAACCATCTGCAGCTGGGTATCTTGTCCACACGATTCCACATGGTCGCTTACACGATTATGTGAACCGAAAGAAACAAAGGTACCACAACATGGTCACAGCCTGGTTAGGCCCTACTTTCATCTCTCGCGTTCGAGCGCAATTTACCCACTGGCGTCGCGCCAACAAGGCGGTCGCAGTGGCTAAATGTTCGAAAGTTGAGTGGGTGGATGGGCTTCACCAACGTGCAATCGCTGAAGCACGAGCCGGTAATGACGTCATCGCGTTGTTTACGTTTGGAACACACGGTGACACTATACCACTAGAAGCGATCGCTAAGGCCTTGCAGTTGTGTGGCGCGCGTGTTTACCTCGTAAACCTTCTCACGAAAGAAGAAGGTTTACAGTATTTACAAGCGTGCGAGACGGCGCAAGGCCATGCGGCGTTCGGACCGATGTTACTTGCGGCAGAAGTTGTCGCGAGTTGTGAAGTACCAGGGTATGCCCCAGATTATTTGTGTTATTCAAGTAATGTGGTGGCGTACTCACTACGGCCAAACGACACATGCACGTGGCCAGCCGGAGGCGGTTTACACCGCACAATCGACTGGCTAATCAAAATGTTCTTTTGGTCAATCACTACAGAGGTGCGAATCGGCGCATACAAAGGCCTGGATTGGTTCCCCAGGTCTGCAAATGGCAATACGTTCCTACCTACGCGAGTCCTTCCTAACTCCAACACACGGAAAGTGGTGGTGACGGGAAGCTCCCAAATTGCGATCCCTGATTGGGCTGCAGATTGGGAGGTCCTTCCGGCATGCGATCACACCACTGAACTCAGAAATTATGGTGTGGTCGCGTGCGCGGGAGGTGCGGGGGTGGTACAAACAGCCGCCACTCAAGGTTGTCAAGTCCGAGTTTGGAGTGACGTCATCGATAGGCATTATCGAGACCCGGACAATGCAGGGGCTAAAGTGACCGGCAACAACAACGAATCAAAAATCGAATGGCTATACCTTCGTCTATACCCATGGCGGTTTGTTCGTTATTGCTTCCGTTCGCCTTACCAAGCATTGCTTTTTGTGCTGTGGCGGGGTCGAAATGCGATAGATTTACGCCCGGTTTGGACAATAATCTTCGTCGCATATTCACTACGCTATTGCAACATAATGCCATCTTTTACAGGCACCATGCTTAACGTCCTAGGGCTACCCGGTTCGGGACTCTTAGGCGCTATTCTTGGTGTGATCGCCGGGCGCGCTTTCTACATTTATGCACTGGTAGCCCACGCGCAGTTTCTACCACTTTTGTGGCGAAGCATACGCACGGGTTTCAGGGCGTTAAATAGTAATGTAACGCACGTTGCTGTAGCTTTGGGTTTTCATCCAGTAACGGCGCTGATATTGGCCGCCGCACTAATTGACACCCCAAACATCTTCACTTGGCGCCGCCGCTTTTGGAGCGGCCGCGCGGACTTGTCAACCGCAGGCGTGGGCGTGTGGCTTGCATTCGACCTAGTATACGTGCATGGTATACCAGTCGGTTTGCATTCCAAACTATATGCCCCCCGCCTTAGACGGACATGGGAAGGGACATTCAGAGGTTCAACCAACCTAGGAAGCCCGTTCGCCCTTGCGAGTTATGATAATACCACTTGCACACCATTCTTCGCAATCCGGACGGCACTGGATGATGAAGATATACCTACGATTGATGGCCCTGCCCGGGGCTATAGTGCGTTATGGAACTGCCAAACTGCCCTCGCGGGCATGCTGACAGCACACATGACGAAACTAGGCCTTCTTGAGCTGATATTGTTGGTATTATGGAGTGGAATGGCAATGGTGACATTAGGGATTGCAACCCTTCTAACCCTATGCGTTGGTTGTGCCTCAATGACACTACTATTTGCAAGGGTCCCATTGACTCGCTTGTTCCCTTCATTCAACCAATATCTTGTGATGTTGGAAGAATGTAAGAGTAGATACCTTCCCAGGTTTGCCGCGCGCCACATGCACTGTGACGCTCGCGGCGGCTATGAAGGTAACCCCACACCCGAAGAGGATGGGATAATTCAATGCCCTCAATGTGGCCACGCCTACGCTATCGACGCGAGCGGGCCACATGAAGGGAGAACTGAACCATGCACTTGTGGGTACGTGATCGCAAGGGGTGATCACATATATGCTTACGATCTAATCGTAATCTCACGAGGAGCCAATTGGACGGCACGACGGGAGCAAATCCCCAGCGATGCAAGATTCGCTGGGTGTCTACTACCGCAGTCCGCTCTATGGGATCCACTTGTGATTGGGTGGGTAAGGGCTGACCAAGTAAGCCAACCAGGTGGGATAGTGCCGTTGACACTAAGCCCTGAAAAAGATTGCTGTCCGCCCGGGGGTGGTTTTAGACCCCCACCAGGCAGCACTGCAACACTGGAGTACTGTTGTCCTCAATGTGCTAGATGGCATGCTGGCGCATGGCATCACACTTGTCCGTGTGGACGACAGTTACTAGGCCCGACGGGCAACCCGTACCAAGACGTGATCATCCTTGGGATTAATAACCCAAACCAAGCCTATGAAAAGCGCCCAGCCTGTGAATCGGAAAGCGTCGTGAGTACCTCGTATGAGAATGCTCGACGCACCGGTGTTCAGGCTGGCCACTTTGAAACTAATGATCACACCCTAACGCTTTGGCTCGTGGATGCGAGCCAAGGCCTAAATGATATTGTAAGCAGCATAGCAGCAGGCGCGATCCATGAGGGTTTACACCCTGATGTGGCTTTCACGGCTGCTGCTGCCACCTACGTGTTTGGTGCTGGGGAACTTGAACCCGCCTGCCCGTCCTCAGTGATTGCTGAACATCTGTTCAGCAAATCACGAGGGGCGAGTGAGATGGGCGAGGCCACAGCACTAAGCATCGTGCACCAGTGTGTCGATTCGAGCGCCATTGCCCTCAGGCGAATAGGCGTTCCTCTCGAGTCACTGGAGCACATAGTCAGTGGGGTTTCGGCATTAAGTCAGAGTTTGACTTTCTACTCGGAAGAACTCTTGATAGGTTTAGCTAACCTATTAGACATTGTCGAGATAACCACTGGCATAAACACCCATGCATTAGACGTCGCCCGTGCATTCGCGGTGATCGCCGACAGCGTCGGCGCTCCGCATGACGGACGTACAAAAAATGCATGGGCCATCTTAACTAAGAGAAATCTTAGTCGGCTACGTCGAGTCGATTGGTTGGCCTTGTCTTTCCCGAAATTTCATCGAGAAAGTAACCAAGACACGTTAAATCACTTGACGGACACACTGAATGCGGTCTACCGAGGTTCTGAGACCCCGCTAGAGCGTGACCGTGTGTTCAGGCGCCCCATATATCGTCCTTCACACCCTAGAGCGAGTGAGAGTGAACTTCAATTTGACTCTCTCCTACACTATGTGGAGACTATAAAGGACCCCGACTTGACAGCACGTGCAGAGAAATACCTTAGCATGGGCGGCAAGCCAGGGATCGATGGGATATGGATGGCAACAAAAGAGGCGAGAATGGCGTCACTCGAGAGATACACCTCACCACGTCTAGAAATGACGGAGGAGGATGAACTCTTGGGTGACACCATCGCAGAGGCCATGGTCGCCTTACATCCAGACGCGTTTAACGCGACGGGAATAGTGCGACCAGAGACTGTGCGGGACTACCTGGTTAAAAAATATTCGCCAGGCCTCCCCTTTATAGGGAGACACAAAACAAGGAAGGATCTGATAGATTCAGGGTGGATGGATGCTGTCATCCAGGCGACCTACGCCAGGCTAGAGACGGGGTCATACCCACCTCAAGCCTACCATGCGTTTCCCAAGATGCAGGTTGTGGACGCTGCGAAAGCAGGCACAGCCGGGCGTCTTAGGACTGTGGTGGCCCAGGATCTACAGAGCTACTTCCTTGACCAGGTAGTCCAACTAAGCCGAAACAAAACACCTACCTGGGCTCAATATGATCATGGTATTGGGGCCCCGATTACAGGGGCTTACCTAGGGGGAGTCTTCGAGAAAATAGCCGCTAGGCAAACTAGGATGGCGGCCGATGTAACTGCGTTTGACGCAAACGTGCCGAATATAATTTATTATATCCTGACACGGTGCGCCGAACTAGGTTTTCAAGGGACAGTCCCTAATGCCGCAAGCGTACTTAGAGCGAAGTATGCAGCGATGCAAGATGCCATCATCGTCGATCTTGATTCTGGGGAAGAACTAAGAAAGACGCGTGGTGGTGGGACTGGTCAGTCCGCAACTAGTTGGGATAACACCTGGGGTATGCGTGCTATTATGATCCTCTTGTGGTCCTTAGAGACCGGAAAGAGTCCGATGGACTTCTACAAGACTAATAGCGTACATAACACAGGTGATGACAACATCTGGGGCACGGATGACAACCTTGATTTCGATAATATCTCGAAGATGGCTAAAACCCTTCTTGGCCTCGACCTCCGTATTGAAGGGAGAGAGGTCATGGAAGGGCTGAAATATTTGGGCAAGCGACCGATCCGAGGAGCGAGCGTTATGAACGAAATTCTGCGAGTTCAGCCGGTCATACCAGACTGGACCGCAAGAATAGATCGTGAACAATTGTTAACTCGTCGATCGGCCGTAATTGCCCTAAAGAGCGGGGCGGCACCCCGTGAGTACTATGCGCATCGCATTGAGCGAACTATTGGCCATGCGCAACTATGTGCATTCGACCAGGAGTTATACTCAATGTTGGCACACGAGTATATGGACGAGGTGACACGCTACTGTAGGATTCGCCGTGACCCATTACAGTTTGAAATAAAGCGTAATGAGTCAGGGTGGATAGAGACGGTGCGTGCACTAGAGCCAGCCAATATGAGCAAAGGGATTGCAAGTAAATTCCACTCTCTGACAAGGGGGAGTATGAGATTCCCAACTTACCAAGAGGTGCTAGAGATTCATCTCAAAGTACGTCCTGGGGAAAAACCCTTGAGCCCATATTTAACTGCACATGTAACACCATCAACCGAGAATTATATCCGTGAGGGTTTCCTAAGCTTTCGACGGGGGGTGCATAAATGGCTTCCCGACTCAATCTTAAGACTAGCCCCTCAAAACCGAGGGGCGCCGATTTCTGCGCTGGTCACGATGCGCGGATTTCCGGTGGAAAAGTTTGTATACCGAACTATGCAAACAAGAACAGATACAATAACTCAGGGTGAGTTTGCAGCGACGCTAAGGTTAAGCCCTTACGCCGCGGCAACGGACCCAGTGGGTTTTTGGTGGTGGCTAGAGATCGCTGGTATGCGTGCTCGTCTAGACGAGGTACCGATCCGACGACTGAAAGGTAGGATGGTGTTGGTGACAACACTATACTTCCTTATCACTTTTGGATTCGAGCGCCTTAGAAAGACGCGATGGTTAGGTCTACTGATTGAAGGGTGGTTGATATACACCCAAGACAGCAGTAGAATCTACGCCAGCGCCAACACGCTATACTGGTTAGACACGGGGACGAGCTCATCGGCTATAAGCTCGCTCATGCCTAAAGATCCCTATGCCACACACAAAGTGTGGGCCGTGAGTCTTAGCGCGATAATTCCCGATGTGTTGTGCGATTTAATTGGTCTAATCGCACCAACACAATTAGGGTCACTAATTGCCACAATAGTGAGTCGGTTGAGCACCATCACATTGTGGCGTGACGTAGACATATCACGCAAAAATATCACGGTTAATGCTTGGGAGAGTCATATAGATGAAGTCTGGAAGGAAATCATAACCCACCAGAGTGAAGGAATACTCATTCAAGCACCAACAGCGACCGGAAAATCCACAGGATTTCTGGCGGCTGTCAAAAATAAAATCACCGGGAGAGTATGGCTAGTAGTCCCACGGCGAGTTCTTAGAGATGGTTATGACAACCCTTGGTGGGCCGCAAACGACATCATCCGGCTGTCCGCGAAAACACGAGACACAGGTCAAGGCCTGGTCGTGTTAACTTATGGACACCTACTGATGCGGTTACGAGAAAACGTGGGGCCCACCGAAGGCGATGCGATCGCCTTGGATGAGTTCCACGAGAATCAAGCCCAGATGGGGGCGGTTTGGTACCACCTCAAGAACAAAAATATAACGACCTTTATGTTGAGTGCGACACCTTCAAGAGTTTATGCACCAGAGGCCCACTACATAAGTGTACCTCTGGAGCGACCCTTTGAAGACGCAACACCACAACGTTTAGATCTTGATGTGCTTAACCTCTATCTAGAGGCCCGACGAGAGTATCCAACAGAATCAAATAGGGCGCTAATCATAGTGCCAAGTTTGCTTCAGGTTGAAAGTCTCGTCGAGTCTCTAGGAAGTGCAGGGATCGAGGCTCACCCCCTCACCCGACATCAGCGCAATATACCCTTAACAGGGTGCATTGTAGCAACAAGCATCGTCGATTCAGGAATCACTATCCTACCCCCCCCGCTGCTCCTTGTTGATTCAGGGGAGACGATTGTGAATGATCGCGGGCGACTACGAAAGTTGCCTACGACACCAGAAACGGATCTCCAGAGACGAGGAAGAGTGGGGCGTGCCGCGCGAGGTATTGTTTACACAACATTACTCGCAGGCACGGGCCCAACGACATTACCATACCCAGAGTGGCCACTCGTGTGTCACGATGCTTTATTACGTGAATTTATATTCGCGCGATTAGGTATCGTCGACACACTGATGGCACACCCTGAGTGTGATAGATCAATCGTAGACCCTTTCATGCGGTTAAACATACCGCAAGAACAGGGTCTATATGGGAAAGGGGAGGTGAATGGTCTCCTGGCGATGTGGGCATTCCGTTGTGAGCTCGAAGGGTTAGATTCAGCGAATGCGCTTTATGATCGCATTCACTTGCACGGGTGGCCAGAAGAGCAATCCCATGTAGAACAACTAATTAAAGGTGTTCGCATGGGCGCTTACTTGCCACCACGCACTCTAATCCAACGAATCCTCGATGGTACGCCATACATCGTTATCGACAAAATTGCAGGACCAAGACCTGCAAATTATATCGCCATCAAAAACGGTAGGGTGATCTTGGGCTGAAAGGCTAACTGGTATACTATCCATCATTTTTCGCCAAACTAGGATGGGGCACGATTATAGGTCGAAGCGGTCTATTAAGCTCGCTATAATCTGTAGAATAGACTACCAGTGACAGGTGGACGCGACAAAAGGGTTCTATCCTTTTGCTCAGGGCTGCAAGTTCCACGTGGTAACACAGTTTTCTTTCATTTTTTTTT